GAAGAGATGTGTTTAGGTATGAATAATGATGTAAAAATGATTGCACAAGAATTGGATGTATCATTCATTGGTTCTGGTGGTAATGTTATAAATGAAGAACATATTGAGTATCAAGATAAAAATAATGTAAGAGAACCTAAGTATATGCATGGTCTAGGGCAAGAGACTTGGATATGGGAAGAACCTATTGAGGGTCACCAATATATTATGGGTGTAGATGTGTCTAGAGGTGATAGTGAGGATTCATCAACTATCGTTATTATAGATTTTACTACAATGGAGGAAGTTTTAGAGTATCAAGGTAAAATACAACCAGATTTATTAGCTCAAATAGTTGAAGAGTATGGTAATCTATATAAAGCGTATACAGTAGTCGATGTTACTGGTGGTATGGGTGTTTCTACGGTGCTTAAGTTATTGGAATTCGATTATAAGTATTTACATTATGATAGTAATAATGGTAAAATACTTTCTGCTAGACAGAGAGAATTAACATCTTACGATAAAGGTAGTAAAATACCAGGTTTTCACGCAACAAATGTTCGTGTACCAATGATTTCAAATCTAGAATATCAAATAAGAACAAATGGGATTAAGATTCGTTCAACTAGAATGATTTCAGAAATGAAAACATTTATATTTAAAAATGGTAGACCAGACCATATGGATGGATATCACGATGATTTACTTATGTCATTGGGTATGGGTCTTTGGGTGATGGAACATTCATTTAAGAATTTAGAAAGATTAGAAAATCAAAACAAAGCAATATTAAATAGTTGGGCCACTGGTAATCAAGTTTCATCAACTACTAATACTTATAATAAAGAGACTAATAAATCTGAAGTTAAAATAAATCCAAATCATTCGGCCTATAAAAACGTACAAGACCCAAAAGGTGAGTACGCTTGGTTATTTGGAAGAAGAAAATAAATATATTTAAAATGTCAAAAAAAGTATTTGCACAGAGAAGTTCGGTAAATGGTTTGTACACGTGGTCACCACCTATAAATTCTTACAATAACAAATATACAAGACCCAACGGTAATAATTCTGGTGGTAGTGGTGGGAAACCTAGATTTTGTAATGCAACACCTTATTCTCAAGCACAAGATTGGTACATAACTTATGTGTACGATATTAAAGTTATAAATAGTCAACAAGAACGTTCAGCATATGTTGAATGTGATTATGTATTATAGGCTTTAATTTTAATAAAATTTAACTATAATTAAAGAAAAAATATATTATGTCAAATAAAAGTTCAACATTATTTCAAAGACTAGGACAAGTTGTAAGTCCAGAAGGTATTAAACCTAAAAAACAACAGTCTCAAAGATATAACATAGGTAATAATGAATTACTTAAAACAAATAATAAACAAGAGTACGATACAGCTAAATTACAAGCACAACAAAATAAATATTTAGGACAAACATGGAAAAAAGTAGAAAGTGGTTTATTCCAACAATCTATTAACTATGAAACGACTAGAATTGGTTCTTATGCCGATTTTGAATCTATGGAATTTTATCCTATTATAGCCGCTGCTTTAGATGTTATGATGGAAGAATCAACTACAGTTAATGATAGTGGTAGAATGATTAACATTTATTCTGATAGTAAACGTGTTAAAACTATATTGGAAGATTTATTCTTCAATAGATTGGATTTACATACATCTTTACCTATGTGGACTAGGAATACGTGTAAATACGGTGATAACTTTTTATACTTAAATATAGACGAATCACAAGGTGTATTAGGTGGTAAACAAATGCCTAATTATGAGATGGAACGTAGAGAATCTGGATTATTTGATATGATTTCTGGTCAAGGAAATACTGAAAATGAAGATAAAGATTCTGGTGGTGATAAAGTTAAGTTCTTTTGGAGAGAACGTGATATTGTATTTAATTCATGGCAAATAGCTCATTTCCGTTTATTAGGTGATGATAGACGTTTACCTTACGGTACATCCGTATTAGAGAAAGCTAGACGTATTTGGAAACAACTTATTTTATCTGAGGATTCAATGCTTGTATATCGTGTTACTAGAGCACCAGAGAGACGTGTATATAAAATTTATGTTGGTAATATTGATGATGCAGATGTTGAACAGTATGTTAATACTATTGCTGATAGATTTAAACGTATGCCAATTACTGACCCACAAACTGGTCAAATTGATTTGCGTTATAACCAATTATCGAATGACCAAGATTTTTTCATTCCAGTTAGAACTGAAGATGCTCCTAACCCTATCGATACTTTACCTGGTGCTCAAAATTTAGACCAAATTGCTGATATTGAATATTTAAGAAGTAATTTATTTACAGCGTTGCGTGTACCTAAACCTTTCTTAGGTTTTGATGAGACATCTGGTGATGGTAAAAATTTAGCAATACAAGATGTTCGTTTTTCTAGAACAATAAATAGAATACAACAATCTATGTTACAAGAACTTAACAAGATTGCTATTATACATTTATATATTTTAGGGTTTGAGGATGATTTAGATAATTTTACACTTACACTAAATAATCCATCAACACAAGCTGAAATGCTTAAAATTGAAAACTTACAACTTAAAGTTTCATTACTTAAAGATGCAACATCTGATATTGGAACTGGATTTGGTGCTATGTCATGGACTCGTGCTCATAGGGAAATACTAGGTTGGTCTGATGATGAAATTAAACAAGATTTACTTGAACAAAGAATGGAGAAAGCTGCTGCTGCTGAATTAGCTAATACAGCTAATGTAATTAAACATACTGGTATGTTTGATTCGGTTGATAGAATTTACGGTGATTACCAAGCTGCCTTAGAAGGTGGTGTTGGTGCTGGTTCTGAAGAAGGTGCTGAAGGTGGAGAAGCTGGTGGTGGTGGATTCGGTGGAGGCTTCGGTGGAGGTGGTGCTGGTGGTGAAGACCTAGATTTCGGTGATGAAGAAGATGGGGGTGCTGATGAAGATGGGGGTGCTGATGAAGGTGCTGATGAAGGTGCTGATGAAGGAGCTGTAGAACCAGAAGCGGCTGGTGAAGCATTGTCTGAAAACATTAAAAGAGTTGATAAACTATTAACTGATAGAAAAAAGAATTTAACAACTAAACTAAATAAACGAACTAAAAAATACGAAAATAAATTTGTTGATATACTAATTGAGGGTGTGAAACCGACCAATAAAGATAAAGGTGAAAAGACTAAAGTTTATAATAAAAACATTAAAATTAATAATGATATCGATAATATGATTGACGATATTGATAAAATGTTAGAGTAAATGGTATTTTTAAAAAAATAAAGATATTTATAATAAAAGGTAGAATATGTCTAAAGAAATAAAAATAACTAATATTCCAGTTGCCAATTTTGGTGAAATAAAAGATGTTTATAATAACATACTTGCTGAGAACATTGGTACTAAGGATGAGGGTACTAAGAAACTATTCAAATCATATGTTAAGATGATTAGTGAAAATGAGATTCTTAGAACACAATTCTTAATCTATAATAGTATAGAGAATATGGTTGAGACTGATAGTTTTAAGGCCATTCAATATATTCAAGAATCAATTGATTTGATGAGTAAGTTTTCAAAGAAAGATATTGATGTAGCTAATTTAACATTAATGAATCAAATTAGTTTTGAAAAACAGAACATTAATGAGGTTAAAAAAAGTTTATATGAGAATATACATTCTCTTATTATGACTAATAAGAAATCTGATACAATATCAATAATAGTTGAAGCAAGACATAGTATATTGGAATATTTAAAAGGTAATACTGTTAAAGTAATATCTGAATCAATAGAGTTACCTAATAGTATGTTAAGTAGCATAATGATTGAAAAATATAACGAAAAATATTCTACCTTAACCGAATCTGAAAAAGAATTAGTTAAAGTTTTAATGGATGAAGATGAGACTAAAAGATTAGAGGTTTATACTAATACTCTAAGAGAGTGTATTGATTTGATAGATGTTAAACTTAAAGAGTCTGATACTAACACAAAGGAGAAACTATTAACTGTTAAGGATAGGTTATTAAACGATAAAAAAGATATAAAGGAAGATTTTATTAAAAATATATCTAAATTAGTTGAACTGAAAAGTTCATTATCTTAAAATTATGGGAGAGATTAGTGAAAACGTGAAAAAATTAAAA